TTTATATTTGATTTTTTTGTTCATTAAGAGTGGCAGCCCTGTAAGGTTGTCACTTTTTTTTTGTATATTAGTTTTATGGATAGAAACCAGAAGGGTTGTTTCGCTGAATATAAGTTCGCCACTAGAGCTATGGAGAACGGCTTTAATGTTTGTATGCCACTACTTGACTCCTCTACATACGACTGTGTATTAGAGAAGGATGGAGTTATGTTTAAGGTACAGATAAAATATGTGAGTGCCGATAGACAAAAAGACCCTGAGCATAATAATACAAGAGTAACGCTTCATAGGGATGGCGGAGGTTATCCAGCTCACTTGTGCGATTACTTTGCTGTTTGGTTTGATGAATACGATGGATTCTTTATAATCGAGAATGAGGGTCAGAAAGCTATGAGGTTCTCACTTACCAATAAATACAAAGACAACTTCAATAATTTCGATTTAATCCAATAATTATTTGGTGGTGTCAGTTGGGATTTGTACATTTGCCCTATGACTATTTATGAGAAGTTGGTGGACATTCAGGGGAGACTGAAAGCACCAAAGAATCAAAAGAACAACTTCGGTAAGTACAACTATCGAAGCTGTGAGGACATCTTAGAGGCAGTAAAACCTCTATTAGTAGAGCACAAGTTAGCTCTAACAATCTCTGACTTTATAGAGAATCAAGGCGCACTATTCGTTTCAGCTACGGCTAAACTAACGGATGGTAGCGAAACTGTTATGGTTAATGCTCAAGCTGGTATTGACACTAACAAGAAGGGTATGGACATAGCTCAATCATTTGGGTCAAGTTCATCTTATGCACGCAAATACGCCTTAAACGGCTTATTTTTGATTGACGATACCAAAGACTCAGATGCAACTAATACGCACGGTAAAACGGCTGTAAATACGTCTAGCGATGATTTAAGCTGGTTGCCTGACAGTGGAGTTAAGTTTGACAACGCAAAAGCTGCATTGGGTACAGGTAAAGTGTCGATTCAAGACATTAGAAAGAAGTACAAAGTAAGTAAGAAAGTAGAACAATTATTAACCGCTTAATTTTTAAATATGGATAATCAACAAGCAATTTATGTAGGAACTGGTACAAAGCCAGACAATTTCAGTGGAATCAACTTTAGCATCTCAGAGAGCAAACTAAGAGACCATTGGTATGAGTATAACGGAGAGCGATATGTTCGCCTTACAATCGAGCCTAAGAAAGAGCCGATGTATGGTAAGACGCATAACGTAAAGGTAAACACTTGGAAGCCTAAAGGCGAGGCGAGTGCTCCAGTTAAACAAGCTGTGGAGGAGAATAGTGACCTCCCTTTCTAAACTAATCAGGGGGGGTTCGCCTCCCCTTTTTTATTATGAGACCTAAATTTATAAAATTAATTATGAGCGACTTAGATTTGAATCTACAGGAGAATGCTGTATTTAGTTACGTTTGCTCATTGGCGAATAAGACAGGGTACTGTTACGCCACTAGTAAACATATATGCGAGAGTCTTGACATCAAAGACAGGACTTTCTATAGAATCCTTACAAGGCTTGAGGAGAAAGAGTTTGTGACAAGGGTTACTAAGAGTGTAGGGAACGATGGTAAAGAACGTAAGATTTATATAAATCCGAAATACCGTTCTCTCTGTGATACAGTGTATAGTACTTAATACATTGTATTATAGAGTACAATGTATAGTAAGTAAATAAAATACTATACAATGTACTATATACTATACATTGTATTATAATACTTATAAAAAACAAAATAAAAATCAAATATGCAAACGATTGACATAAAATTTTCCGAATTAGGTATTCAACCGAAGGGAAATAGAGTAGAGCAGAAAGTAAAATGTCCTCAATGCGCCAGATTAGGTAAAGAGAATTGGAAGGACACTTGTCTTTCTATTAATTTGGCGAAAGGATTATATAACTGCCACAAGTGTGGCTTTAGCGGTAAAGTAAATGACAGAGAAAATTATGTAACAATGGAACAACCTAAGAAAGTTTATAAATCTCCTAGCAAGAATTATCTGGCGAGCCTAAAGAAAGAAGGTCGTCAATTCTTGAATGACAGAGGTATCACTGATGAGGTGATTAAGAAGAATAAAATTGTATCTACAAAGGATAACAAGAGTGTAGCATTTGCGTATCTTAAAGATAACAACCTTATAAATTACAAGACTAGAGGTATTAACGGAAAGACCTTTACTCAGGCGAAAGATGCTAAACCGATGATTTATAACTACGACAGAGTTAAAGAATCAGAGTCAATCGTTATATGTGAGGGCGAATTAGATTCACTATCGTGGGAAGTTGCAGGTATTGACTTTCACACTTCTGTGAATATGGGTGCGCCTAACAAAGATGACAAGAACATTGATAAGAAGTTAGAGTGCATTTCTAACTGTTATGAGGTGTTTGACCAAGCTAAAAAGATTTACATAGCTACTGACAATGATGATAATGGTCGCCTACTGGAAAGAGAATTGCTTAGACGATTTGGCGCATCTAAATGTAAATTAGTTGATTTAAGACCGTTTAAGGATGCTAACGAAGTCTTACTACAGGAAGGGATAGATAGTCTCAGAAAGCGTCTTAAAACGGCTCACGACCCTAAACTAGAGGGTGTGTTTGAAGTAACGGATGTTATGGATTCTATGCTAGACGGTTTTAATAATGGTCAAGAAAGAGGCACAACTACTTACATTCCTTCTGTAGATGAGGCCTGGACCTGGAGAAAGCAAGAGATTACTATCTGGACAGGATATCAGAATGAAGGAAAGAGCTTGTTTCTTAATCAACTGGCGACTATTAAAGCGTTTCACGATGGCTGGAAGTTTGCTGTTTTTACGCCAGAGAATATGCCTATGCGAGACTTCTTTAACGATATTATAGAGATGTACATAGGTAAAAGTGCTGACCCATACTACTCACACCAGATGACTGAAGAGGAGTACAAAGAGGGTATTGAGTTTGTGAAGAAACACTTCTTTGTTATATATCCTAAGAAATACTTTACACTTGACAATATCTTTGAGCGTGCTAAGTTCTTAGTTCGTCAAAAGGGAATTAGGTCGCTAATCATTGACCCCTACAATACAGTTCAGCATAAGATGTTTTCTGGTGAGAGAGAAGACTTATACATCAGTAGGTTTATGTCTGAACTAAAGAGGTTTGCAATAGACAACGACATTAGTGTGAATTTAGTGGCGCATCAAGTTACACCACAAAAGACTGAGGATGGTAGATATTATAAGCCAGATGTTAATAAGATTAAAGGTGGAGGTACGTTTGCAGATAAGGCTGATAATGTAGCTTATGTATGGAGACCAAATAGGGCTTTGGATTTCTCAGATACAAGTGTTATCTTTGGTACACAAAAGATTAAGAAACAAAAGTTAGTTGGAGTTCCACAGGATGTTACAGCAATAAACTTCAACGTGAAGGAGCAGAGATATTACTTTAATGGGTACACACCCTTTAACGATATTGATGCTAAAAGATGCGAAAGAAAGCTAGAGTAGATGCAAACCAGAAAGAAATAGTACAAGAATTGAGAAAGCGAGGTATATCGGTTTTACATACACACCAACTTGGTAAAGGTGCGCCTGATATTATAGTTGGTTATATGAATTCTAATTACCTTATAGAACTTAAAGATGGGAACAAATCTAAGAGTCAACAGAGATTAACGAAAGATGAGTTAGATTTCTCACTCAAGTGGGGTGGAAATTATGCAGTGTGCAACTCGTTGGAACAAATACTGTTACTTTTAGATTATGACAAAGAATGAGCTATTAGATAAATTAGCTGAAAAATACTATGATTGGTTGAATATGGCGAAGTCCTTTAAGTTGTCCGATGAGAACTCGAAAGAGTTGGTTCAGGAGATGTTTGTTAGGATATTCGATTACGTTAAAGACCCTAGTAAGATTATGTATAATGAGACTGAGGTAAACACTTTCTATATATATGTGACACTGAGGAATCTTTATTACGCTAAGTTAAATAAGAATAACAGGACTGTCAATATAGACGACCATATTCCATCACTAGAGAAGTTTTACTATTGTGAGGAGGATTTTGGTGAAGAGGACAGAAAAGAGTATCTTGAGAAAATATTTAATAATGTAGATTCAATAATGGACAGTTGGTATTGGTATGACCGAAAGATGTTCGAACTATATTACAGAACCGATATGTCGATGAGAGATATATCAAGCGAAACAAACATAACATTAAGTTCAATTTTTAATACACTATCAAATGCAAAAGCGCAAATCAGGCAAAAGCTCGAAGAAGACTACAAAGAGTACAAAAACAAAAAGTAGTAAAGGATTAGGTGACACTGTAGAGAAGGTGTTCAAAGCTACTGGCGTAGATAAAATCGCTAAGTGGGCTCTAGGAGAGGATTGTGGGTGCGAAAATCGTAAGGACATACTAAATAAGATGTTTCCTTACGCAAACCCAGAGTGCTTAAATGAAGAGGAGTTTGAGTTTCTCCACTGGTATTTTACCACTACACCTCCTGAGATTACAGCAGACCAGCAAAAGAGATTGATTGCTACATATAACAGAGTGTTACACCAGAAGGCAAAGCCAACAAGATGTACACCTTGTTTTATAAATAGTATTCACGATAAGTTATATAAAATATATAAAGAGTATGCAAAGCAATACGATTAGAGATATACATTCTCTTGAGAAGTCCGCAGTATCCACATTGAATACCTATGGATGGAATTTACAGTGGACTGGAGAAGGTATGTCTCACTGGGATGCAAAAGGATATACACCTAAAGGTAACAAGTGTATTATAGAGATGAAGTTCAGGGATTCATATTACTATAGTAAGATGCTAGAAGAGTATAAATATAAAGCTCTTATGAATTTAGATACCGACATTGTTAAGTTATATTATGTTAGTGACCCAAAAGGTAGTTATATATTTCACTTAAACAACTTCACTAAACTAAACAAAAAAGTTATACCCTGTCCAAAGACAACATTATGGAGTGATGCTAAAGTAAAGAAATATGTTTACCTACTAAATGAATGTGATGCGTCACTGATAATGAGAAACAACTGACAATTATATTGTTATTTCAATATGCCACTACTACGACCAAAGAAATACGAGAAAAACAAAGACTTCATTCAAAGATGTATGGGTAATGCTAAGATGGGAGAAGAAAACCCAGATAGAGACCAGCGTTATGCCGTATGCCAAACAATCTGGAAAGACCAGTTTAATCCAAAAAAGTAATTAACAATTTTGTTTATTAGATAATTCTTTTATATATTTGTACTCAAATCAAGTACAGATGACTATAAAGAGAATTATACGATACCCCCTTAATCTTGTAAGAGCATCTATAGCAATCATAACACTCGTTGTGTTCTTTTGCTTAGAGACCCTACTCCTTACTGTATATCACGGAGTAGAGACACCATTAAGGATAGCCCTTAATTGGATAGAGAAGTTTATTAGTTACACAATTAAATATATAAAGTAATGGGAAAATCAGGAGAAGAGTTTATCAAGTTTATTGAGAGACAACAACTCGAAGCAGGTGACGAGGCTAAGAGAGCGTTCTATGAGGATATGGAGCGACAGTACTATGAGGCTAAAGAAGAGAGAGCCTATATGCAGACAGATGAATATAAGCAAAAGCAACAAGCCACAAGAGAGATGTTGTGGAGTGTGTTCAATGACTTTCACCCTCACACTTGGATATGAAAGATACATTAATGACTACAGACGGCAAGTTCTGGGAATACGATGAACTGCTAAAGAAAATGGATGATGACAACTTCTACTATGGTTACTTAGGAAAGTACGCTCTTAGTAGTAGTTCAGTAAAGAAACTTTTGGACTCTCCAAAGGCTTACATTAAATCATTAAGACAAAGAGACGACACCCCTGCGCTATTGCAAGGTAAACTTGTGCACCTCGCTGTGTTAGAGCCTGAGAAGTTTCAGGAGTTAAACTTCGTAGATGTACAGAGTAGAAACACTAAGGCGTTCAAAGAGGCACTTAGCCAGAACTCTGAGACATATACAAGAAAGGAGTACAATAATGCTATGTACCTAGCTGAAGCAGTCGCCAACAATAAACACGCTACTGAGTTGTTAGATGGAACTAAGAAGGAAGTTCCAGCAGCAGGGATGTTGTTTGGCAAGCCATTCAGAGCTAAGGCAGATGCTTTAGGTTCAGGGCGCATAGTAGATTTAAAAACGTGCCAGAACATAAACAAATTCCATTGGAGTGCTAAGGACTATAAATATATGTGTCAAGCGTATATCTACTGCCAGTTGTTCAATGTGGATTACACTGACTTCTTTTATATAGCAGTTGACAAGGGAACTAATGACATTGGAATCTTTGATATGTCAGAAGAATTTTATAACTTAGGCGAAAGTTTGGTTGAGCAAGCAGTTGAGGTTTATACTAACGAAATACAGAACGGTATGAACGAATTGCACAACTACACGATTAGAGGAACGCTGTGATAGAAGATGACTACAAATCAATAATTGAAGAACATAAAGACAATTTCCTTTTGTCTCTAAGACTTGGAGTGCTACGAGTAGATGAGTTAAGACTTCTACTCGACCACTTCAGGGAAATGGAAGACTACGAAATGTGTCAAGGTATTACGAACGCTTACGTTGAATATAAAAATGAATTAGATGAACATTGACTTTGATATATTAAGAGATATTACACAAGAGGTTTGCAAGGTAGACCCATTAAAAAACAATAGAACTAGAGAGGTTGTATATGCACGAATGATTATGTATAAAGTCCTACAACAGTTCCACAGATACAGTTACACTGCGATAGGCAGGATGTTTAAAAAGAATCACGCCACTATATTGTATAGCATTAACCAGTTTAATAACATTGTTAAGTCAGAGGATTGGGTTAAAATTAGATATCATACAGTTGTCAGTGAGTACACAAGAGAGATTAGTTTACAGAATGAAGCCATCTCGGATGTTTACCTAAAGAACAAACTTCTTGAATCTCAACTTAGTTCTCAGAGAAGAGTTATAAGAGAGTGTAAAGAGATATCTGATATAATTGGAGACTTGCCCGAAGACAAGGTAGAGCAGATTACTGACAAGCTTCGTATGTTAGTCGAGGTTGCTAAACAAGAGATAAAGCCTCGTAATCAACAAACAGAAGTATATCAATCAATATCTTAATATGGCGAATAGAAGACGTAAAACAAAAGAGGAGATAGACAGGGATGTGAAGTTCATCCCTATTCCTGAATGGAAAAACACTTATCAATACCACAGAACCAATAAGCGTTCTACATACGTTGACTTAAATAATAAACGATGAAGCAAAAGAAATGGACTCAGGCTCAAAGGATAGCTAATCTGGAGAAAGCTACTTCTAATCTCTATATGATGATTCAGGCGATAATTGACAAGTTGCCTAAAGAAGGAAACACTGATGAAAAAAAGTAGTTACTTTAATTAAAGGTGGCGTATGTCTGAAGAGCAAGAGTTTAAGAAACAGGGAGTTATAAGCTCCAAAACACAGAAGTGGTTAGCTGACAAGAAGCGTAAGGAGGAGGAGTCTAAGAATAGTCCTGCGCCTAAACCTAAACCAGAACCAAAGGCAAACAAGCCAACTATTGTAAAAGAAGAGCACCAGAAGTATTCTGATGGTCGCAGAGGTAACGGAGCTGTTAAGGGAGTGTCAAGAGGACAAGGGCGCAAGCCTAAAGCTAAAGAGGAGGAGATAAAGAACTTCGCTCTTGGTTCAATGAAACGTGCCTTTGGCAGTGAGAAGAAGGCTTGGGAATCTCTAGCTAATATGAGTAAGGATTCATTCCCACACTTGAGACTTCTTTGGGAGTACAAGTATGGTAAGCCAAAAGAACAAAAGGATTTGAATGTAAAACAGGAGGTGAACATTCCTGTAATCTCATTCCTTAATCCAGAGAAGACTATTGATATTGAATCCGAAACACAAGATGATGGCGAAGAAGATAAAGCATAGTTACTCTCCGTTCTTTAATGGAAGGACAGAAAGCGATTTCGATTGCGTTGAGTATGAGGTTGGTAGAGACAGGTGTAGTGAGCAATGTGAATTTTGCAATTTAGACCCTCACACCAAACGATGAAAAATGTTCGGCTCAATCCTAAATATCACTCGGTATTCGAATCTCCATCCAGATACCATATATGTACTGGCGGTAGAGGTAGCGGAAAGTCTTTTGCGATAAATACCTTTTTGGTATTGCTCACTTACGAAAAAGGACATAAGATACTTTTTACTCGATATACTATGACTTCAGCAAGTATGTCTATTATACCAGAGTTTCTGGAGAAGTTAGACCTTATGGGTATTGGCGGTAACTTTACTGTCACAAAGACTGAAATCATAAACAACCTTACAGGGAGTAGTATATTCTTCAGTGGTATCAAGACAGCCAGTGGAGACCAAACTGCAAAGCTAAAATCTATTCAGGGTGTTACTACATTTGTGTTGGATGAGGCAGAGGAGCTTACAGATGAAGAGTCGTTTGATAAGATAGATTACTCAGTTCGAGCTATGGGAATACAGAACAGATGTATCTTAATTCTAAACCCCACTACAAAAGAACACTGGATATATCAAAGGTTCTTTCAGAACAGAGGTATTCCAGATGGTCACAACGGAGAGAATGAGAATGTGAATTATGTACACACTACATACTTAGATAACAGGATGCATTTGTCTGAATCATTTGTGGCGCAAGTGGAGGATATGAGAACTAGACGACCAGATAAATATAAGCACCAGATATTAGGTGGCTGGTTAGATAGGGCTGAAGGAGTTATCTTTACTCACTGGCGCATTGGAGAGTTCGATGACAATCAGGACACAATCTTTGGCTTGGATTTCGGATTTTCCAGAGACGAATCAGTTTTAACTGAAATTGCAATAGACAAGACACGTAAAATAATATGGATTAAAGAGCACTTCTACAAAGCAGGTATGTCCACCTCCAATATATTCGAGATGTGCCGTAGAATCGCAGGAAAACAGCTTATAGTGTGCGACAACAGTGAGCCTCGACTAATAAGTGAGCTGAAGACTAAAGGACTCAATATAACGCCAACGATAAAGAGGAAGGGAAGTATATTGACAGGAATCGCTTTAATGCAAGATTACAATATTGTTATAGACAAAGAATCCATAAATACAATTAAGGAGTTCAATAATTACGCTTGGAAATTAAAGGGTAGTATTCCACAGGATAATTGGAATCACAGCGTTGATGCGAGCAGGTACGCAATTCAATACCTGCTTACTCGCTCTGTTCCGAAGGGGATGTATGTTATAAAGTGATAACAGGCGTTTTAAGCCTTTCGTTTTGGGGTTTTAGAGCACTTCTCCACCCAAGTGATGCTCAGATACCTTTGTGAATTTAAACGCCCTAATTTGAGCTTTTATCCTTCTCTATCTCTTTCTGTAGATTAGCAAGAGCCCTCCACGCAACTTTAGCCGAGTGGCGCACTCCATCTGTATCTATTGTACCAGCCTCAAGTAAGTGGCGAGTTAGTGCATCTAATTCATCGCCAGATTTACTTCTATCCCAATGCAGAGGTTTATCTGGATTGTGTTGCTGATTTCCCATATAAGAACATTGAGCGACTTCTCTTATCGCATCAGGGAAATAATTAAGCACTCCACTGTAAACAGGTGTTTGTTTCCTTGTGAATTTAATAGGGGTCTCTGTGAATTTAATTGGGGTCGTTTCTTTTTCTTGTACATATTCTATTGCTTCATCAAAATAATCTCCTGTGAATTTAACACCCCCTGTATTGTTTTGTTCCATATCTGTGAATTTAATAGGTATAAAAAAAATACCCTATCTTTCGACAGGGTATCTTCCAATTTTAAACCAATAAAATGAAAAAACTATAAGTATTTCTTTTACAAATATAAAACAATTTCTTAACATTAGCTTAACATTGGGAAATAAATTTCTGTTTATGTTTGCAGTGTACAATTTTAAATACAAATAATATGGAAAATAAATGGATATATATAAATGAGATAACTACGCTCCACGCTGATGATGATGGCGTATGCTTATCCAACGAGTATAACTCAATTACGATTGACCCCTATACTCTGGTGGACTGGTTGCCTAATATAATAGAGGTGGCGTTTCAAGAGAAGGAGAAACGAGACAAAGAGAAAATTGAAGAACTTAAAAATACAGTAAATGAGACAATATAGTTTAGAACAGATAAAGATGATATCTATTGATATTATTTCAGATGATGAATGGGTAAACGATTCACACACTATGGCAGAACACAGAGGTATTGTGTCTGGTTTAAATATGCTTATTAATCACTTAACAGAAGTAGAAAATGAAAAAATTTAAAGTAAATATTCCAACGATGGCAAATACCAGTGCGGTATTTAACGCCAATGACAAAACAGAGTTATTAAAGATAATTTGCCAGAAGTACAATATAGATATTCAGAAGCACCGAATATTTATTCGAGAAGTACAGGATAATCATACACAGGTGCAAGGATAATCATTGTGCAAGGATAATCATTGTATAATATAAAACAGATTCTTATGAAACTTAAATGGATTGAGACAATAGATGTAAATGCCAAAGAATGGTTTGACAAACAGAATGGAAATTCTTATTTCGCTGGTATTGTTACACTGAACTACGGAAAAAAGAACCAAAGAGAATATCTGATGCCTATGCAGTACGGATATGGTTCACAATATGAATATGAGGCAAAGAAGGTGCTGACTGAATTCAACTGTATATCTGGTGCTGAATTATCCCCATTGTCTTATTTCTGTAGAGACAACAATATAATTCTAAGAACGAGCAAACAAGAAAATTGTAAGCAAAGAGAATTGTTTGAAGTTGAACGGAATTATAACGCCAACATAAATGCATAGTAAATTCAATACCCTGTTGAGTTGTGTACCCTATGAATTTAATATATAATAGATTCAATCGGTGCGCAATTCAATGGGAATAATGAACTCGGTCAATTCAGTTGTGTAGACTGGTTCTAAATTGTATTAATATTTGGATATGTTGGTAAATTGTCGTAAATAACGCACGCACGTTCATATAGTATATATAGGTAAGCGTAGTTATTTAGAATAGATATAAACTAAATAAATAGTCTGTTTTTGTTTGGGTTATTAACTTTTTTGTGTATATTTACACTATAATTAAAAACAACATAAAACATAATAAAATGAAAAAAGTAAACAACAATACAATCGACAAAGTAATTTTTTGGTCTATAATCGGAATATTTGTTCCTATGATTTTAGGCGGTATCATTACCGTAATAAATAACATCAACTTAGTATCATTTAACTTTTAATAAGATGAGAAACGACAGAGAAGATATAATCGAAAACTTCTTTATGAAGTTAGACAGATTAACATTTAAGGCGGTAAAAATTATGTGTATATTTGCTCCGCTTTACATATTATTTAGATTAATATTTTAAAACATAAACAAATGAAAAAAGTATTTTCAAGTAATTACGATGCGATTCACACATTTGCACAAAGGACGCATCCAGAAGGGCGCAACCAATCTCGGAGCGTATTTTTTGAGGGTGACAAAATATATTCGTACGGCTACCATTATTTACTGGGCGAATTCTTAGACGCCAACACTATATTAATAAATGACGAGTGGTACAGTGTAAGCACGTCAAAACATATTGGCATATTAATGGGCGCAACAAGTCACTACAAACAATACTATAAGACGAGGGTTGATTTAGACTATATTTATACCCACGTTTTTAACTATTTAAAACCAAAGTTAGCGAAAGCGAGAAAGCCACAAAAATACACCAGCGAAATATTTTCACTCTGGAATGGTTTAAACGAATATATCAACGAACGCAAAGAAACGAAAACGAGAAGACGTAAAGAATATAAACAATTACTAAAATTCGTTGACAGTTTGCAAGATACCAACGCTATCGAAGATTTGCGAATATGGGCAAAGAAAGAAAAGGAGAAGAAACAAAGAAAAGAAAAGAAGACACTAAAGGAAAAACTAAACAAGTTTTATAAGTACGAAATTGATTTCTTTAGGGTTGGTGGTCTTGATTATTTGAGACGCTCCGAAAATGAGCAATACATTGAAACATCACAAGGTGTTAAAATAGATATTGACGAGGCGAGAAGATACTACAATATTTTGTCCTCTGGTGCAAATATGCGAGGTGAGAGAATAAGTAATTTTATAACAAAATCATTTAATGACCTTTTGACAATAGGTTGTCATAATATAAGTAAAGAACAAATAAACAAAATATCTAAACTTTTATAAGATGTCAAATAAAACACAATTTGAACACCTGTTAAAACATAAGAAAGAACAGAGGAAACAAAAGCAAAGACGTGAATATTTGGAAACAAAATACGGATATAAAAGCCAGAATAATTACCCCTATGATTGGTAATAAAATAAAAAAGAAATAATGTTTTCATTATGTTTTGCCCTCTTCGGAGGGTTTTTTTGTACCTCTATTTTGGTAAGGGTTTTGTGTTATCTTGTTTTTATTCAGGATATTAATTTATTTTGATGGGTGTAATTGGTATTAAATAGGTATGTTTTTCTATCGTTTTTAGCTCGTTTCTACCCTCCAACCATACCAACATACCACACAACACCCGTTATGCTCTTAAAACGTCCCTAAATAGCCTTAAATGGCTTTATATGGGGGACTCTGCCTGTAATGATACCCCAGCAGCTAATATACCTCAACTCTATACGCAGCCTACCTTCCATCTGCCAACTGAATTCAATACCCCTATGAATCTAATAGGGGGTACAATGTACTATATCATATGTGTTGCACTTACAAATTATATTCGTATATTTGTTTTATGGCAAAACGTAAGAAGAAAGTAATAGATTTAAACAATCATCCAGAATCATTAAAGGCATTTAGCTGGTGTATGGAAAGAAACATACGAATCTACCCTATCCCATCTGCCAATCAGTTCAAGATAGTTATTGATAATGGCGCATCAAAGATAGTTTCGCCCAAGCTGTATGATAAGGATGAGTGGTCTGAAAAGATATGGGAGTTATACAGACACTTTTACAATGGAGATAAGCTATCCGTATAATACAATGTACTATAGAGTACAGTGTACTATATATTCTTTTTACACTGTACAATGTATTCTACTATACAATGTACTATATACTATACAATGTACTATACTATACTAATGTATTATATATTGTGCCATACAGACAGTTGGGCAAACACTAACAAACATAAAAGTTAATTTAATATGGCGAATAACGCACAAATACAATTATCAGTTCCAGACGCACTTTCTGACATAACGCTCGGACAGTATCAAAAGTACTTAAAGATACTTGACCAGAACAAGAATGATGAGAATGCAGCAGAGTTTATCAATATGAAGACTATTGAGATATTCTGTAATGTTGAATTCAAAGACGTATTAAAGATTCCTTTAGCTGAGGCGGATAAAGTTCTTAGCATTATCAATAAGGCGTTTGAAGAGAAGCCTGATATTATTCGCCACTTCAAACTACTTGACGTTCCTATGGGCTTTATACCAAACATAGAGAGTATATCTCTTGGCGAGTATGTAGACTTGGAATCTAACGTAGTTGAATGGGAAACAATGCACAAAGCTATGGCAGTATTGTACAGACCAGTAAATTATCGCAGTAAAGAGAAATATACTATTGCGCCATACGAACCAAGTGACGAGATATCTGAACTAATGAAAGAGATGCCACTAGATGTAGCAATGAGTTCTATGGTTTTTTTTTACGCTTTAGGGATGGAGTTGTTGAAAGCTATCCCGAGCTTTATACAGAAAAATCTGACGGAGGAACAGACGTATCTACTCAAGCAAACTTTGGCTCAAAGTGGGGATGGTATCAATCAATTTACGCACTTGCTCAAGGGGATGTCCTTAGATTCAATGATGTCACCGAGAGTCCACTCTTCCAGTGCCTCACCTACCTAACATTTGAGAAAGAGAAAAACGAATTAGAAGCAATGATGATTAAGAAAGCATATAAACGATGAGAGCATATTACGAATTAATAGAGAAGCTAAACACATATCTTGATGGTAGTCCATCGGTCAATACAGTTACATTTGGCGACATATTTAAAGTGGACTTATCCAAACAAACTATATTCCCACTAGCGCACATAAACATACAGAATGTAACTTTCTCTGAGCACATAATGACGTTCTCTTTGCAAGTGATTTGTATGGACATCGTAAACGAGAATAAAGATGATAAACTAGCTGCTGCCTCCACTCCATACAGAGGGCTAGACAACAAGCACGATGTATTTAACACTCAGCTTACAGTAATCAATGGATTGCAATCATCTTTGCGTAGAGGCGACTTATATACCGACAAATACCAACTTACCTCTAACGCATCTGCCACTCAGTTTGAGGACAGATTTGAGAATCTATTAGCTGGTTGGAGTATGGATTTAGTTATAGAGACCGCCAATACGGATATGCAGCTTATTAACGCAACAGGAGACGCTTGTAGATAATGGATATAGAACTCAAAAATACAAGAGCATATCTAAAAGGTTTCGCTGACAACGAGCTTATAAAATACTTTCTTGATTCTTACGTTAAATCAAGACCAAGAGGTTCTGGTATAAACGCAAAAGTAGAAGCATCTGGTAAAGGTGGAGACTCTCTCGAAGCTAAATTCGGTAGGGATAAAGATAAAATAAATTTATACGGAGAGGCGTACTTGCAATACGTTGACGAAGGTACAGATGGATTTACTCCAAACATAGGTGCAATTAAAAGATGGATTGGACAAAAGCCAGTTACACTAAAAGATGCAGAAGGTCAAGGTTTATCTGACGCTAAAGTAAATTCACTTGCATATCTAATCGCCAGAAAAATAGATAGAGACGGTATCGCTCCAGCTAATTTTATAGGAGAGGTAGTTGAAAGAGCGCTGCCAGAGATAGCTGAAGGAATAGGACAACCACTAAAAACAGATGTAACAGATAACTTAGATACAGTTATGGATAGTCTTGGTTATATTAAAAAGGGAAACACTTACGAACTAAAGAAATAGAATGGCACAAATAATCAATACAAGAAGTCCGTTTTACATAAAGGCAGAGAGCGCTTCATTAGTCACTGCTACACTTCAGATATACATATATGAGGGTACGCTTCAAACATCTCCACCCTCTTCTGATTTAAAATACACTATATCTAAATCAGAGCTTGGAAATAATAATCAAGTTGTATTTGAAATATCAGAGCTTATAAGAGATTATATTGACGTTAAGTATGATGGGGAATATGACAGCTATTGTGTTTGGGTTAGAACGTCAGTCATAAAGTTTGACAGCGTAGGTATTCCAATAGGTGGTGCTTCTAATGTAGATTATATAGCTACAGATGGATATGGTTATTTTGAAGAAGGTGTAAATCCTGAGCCAAGCCGTTCACTACTTCAGTCAAACGAGATAATGTATCGACCAGAAGATGGTAATATAAACATCCCTGTCTTCGCTGAAGATACTAATAGCGTGGCGTATTATAACAACGGAACACTTGTTAGAAGCCAAACAATAACAGACAACGACAACACTAACCAAAAAATTCAATACATATCTGTATCAGGAAACTCAGATAACGCCACATACGAAGAGAGAGTTCTGGAGGATGGCGGTACACTTGAGTCTTCAAGATGCCTTGAGCAATTCCTAAACTATCTTGACATAGGTAAGGTGGATGAGATTGTAGTAGGTTATGATACTGATGCTGGTTCTGCTGCTCACGTTATAAAAGTAAGAAACTTAGATTGCTCTATATACGACCCAATCAGAGTTACCTTTGTAAATAAATATGGCGCACTACAGGATTTGTGGTTCGACAAGAAAAGTATTAATTCAATAGAAGTACAATCAAGCGACTACAAGTCATCTGTAATGAACTTATCTTCTTTAACTTATGACACCTCAGCACATCAGAACAGAGTGTTAGATTTAGTAGGCAAGGAAAGCATCACAATGAACACTGGCTACATAGACGAATCATTCAACGAGGTATTCAGACAGCTTATGTTATCGGAACAAGTGTGGATGACCAGATTGACTGATAAAGAAGAAGTACTGCCTTTGCGCCCTAAAACACAGTCGTTACAATTCAAAACTAGAACTAACGATAAGCTCGTAAACTATACAGTAGAATTTGACTTTGCATTTGACAAGATAAATACTATTCGCTAATGAATAAGGTAAATCTATACATAAAACCTGTAACAATAGTAAATGGAAGCCAAGTTCAAGGAGACTTTCAGCAAGTGGACTTCTTTGAAGACGAAACGATTTCTGTTACGTCTAAGATACAAGACATTCGTGATATATCTAAAGTATTCACTGATTTTTCTCAGTCATTCACTCTACCAGCTTCTAAGTCTAATAATAAGATATTTAAGCACTTTGACAATTACTTTATATCTGATGGTTCATTTGATGCTAGAAAGAAAGTAGATGCTGTATTAGAGATAAATTACATACCCTTTAGAAGAGGCAAGGTCTTTCTGAATGGCGTAAAGATGAAGAATAACAAAGTACATTCATACAATGTGACTTTCTTTGGTAACACGGTTACAATAAGCGACTTGTTTGGAGATGACGAAATCAGTCAATTAGACCTAAGCGCATTTGACCACGACTACGGGGCTTTAGACGTGCAGACTGGACTTACTGATGGATATTTTTCACAGTCAATCATATACCCCCTCATAACGCACACTCAAAGATTATACTACAACTCAGACACAAATCACAGCGCAACAACTCTTGACGGAGACTTAGCCTATCACAGCAATAATTCCCATAACATAAAAGTTGCGCTTAGATACGACCAGCTAAAGCCTGCGCTGAAAGTAAAGGATATTATATCTGCTATAGAAACAAAGTACGGAATAGACTTTGTTGATTCTGATTTTATATCCACTGGAGCTATAAGCAATCTATATATGTGGCTTAGTAAGGAAAAGGGTAAAGCAGGTGGCGGACAAAATAACGCTAAAACATTAGGCTCTTGGTCTAAAATAAGCGGAAGCAGTGTGCTTGATATATTATCTAACGGAGAGGATTTCAGATATGATGAGGGAACTGAATGTTACCCTAACGACATATGTTACTCTAGGTTCAGATTAAGTTTAACAATAACGCCCTCCGCTACATATGAAGATATAGAATATGACATTGACTTCTATAGAGATGGCTCTGTTTATTCTACAGCATCAAAAAATACAGGCACTACAACTCACGTTTTCGGAGGTAACCCACAAGACTTTGAGAGTGACACTCTTAAATTTGTAATAAGAACCTCAGAGCTGTTATCCTTTACTCCCACAATGAATGCAAGTGTGGAAAGAGAGGAGCAAGACTATCCTGATGACCCTATATTTGAAATTATTCAAGGTAATTATTCTTGCGGTGTACTCTCTTCTGTAGGTAGAATAATAGTCTCTACGCAGATGCCTAAAATGAAGGTGATGGACTTCGTCTCTGGATTACTCAAGATGTTTAATCTAACTGTTTACTACATAGACGATGAGAGTGATGCAAACTACGGAAAGATTCGTATGCTGCCTCTTAACGACTTCTACAATGACAATCCAAAGATATTCGATATAACAAAGTACGTTGACTCATCAGAGCACGATATAGATTCGACAGTGCCATTTAGTGAGGTAGACTTTGAATATCAGAAGCCTAAAACCCTTTTGATGAAACAGCACGAAGAGTCGTTTGGACATATATTTGGCGATGAGGAGTTTAAGCCTACTGGTGTGGACAGAGGTAAGCCATACAAGATAAAGTTGCCATTCGAGCATATGAAGTACGAGAGACTTTTTGATGAGGACGATAATGCAAGAACTAACATTATGTGGGGTTATTCTGCTGGAGATAACTTTAAGCCAAACACTTCTGACATTGAGGCTCAAGGGAATCCATCAGATAATTTTGACCCTGTACTTACAAAGCCAGTATTGTTTTATGGTATAAGAACGAACACAGGAACATCTTACAGAATAAATTATCAGACATCAAGTAATACTCACACTCAGTTGTCAAATTACTTTAGACCATCTAACACAAATGAAAGAGGATATTCTGTAGAAGAACCACTTTACACTGGTACTAACTCAACCTCAACCGCATATAAAGTTCAATCTAGCTTCTTAGGGTCAGCATCAGATATAGGAGATTACATAATAAACACAACAGACAACATAGTAACTAGAGTCGCATCTATAGACGGCTTAGACATTATTAGTGTCGAGGATGATGTTTTTGATAATGGAGATGGATTTAAGTTGTACAGGGTTCCAAGTTACACACTAAACTTTGATAATGAAGTTGACGAGTGGACTATAAGTGACTATGGAGGTTCTACGAACTCACTATTTAAGAACTTCTATCAAACGTATATAGAAGACGCTTTTAATCCAAAGAAACGTATATTTAAGCTAACAGCACATTTACCGAATAGTGTATTACTTAATTATAAGCTAAACGATAGATTTCAGATTGGCGACAAAGTATTTACAATAAATTCAATAAACACCAACCTAAAAACAGGGGAATCTAAATTAGAACTACTAAACGTATTATGATAAAAGACATTATAGATTTATTGCAGCTTTCTGATTGGTATGGCGTATCTCACAACGCAGATATCGCTAAAGGACTATATAAAGCACCAAGTAATTGGGATGATGTAAAAGAGACAGTAAGAAGGGTTAAAGAATCAAAATCGTACAGAAATGGCTGAACAAAAGATATTAATATCGATACAGGTAAAAACAGGTAAGTCTAATCAGCAGATTAAGGCTACAACTAAATCTTTAGACCAACTCGCCACTACACAAAAGAAGGTTTCTACTGGAAGCAATGAAATGAGAGCTACATCAGGATTGAACAACGCAATCCTTATGGAGACAGGTAGATTAGCTTCTGATGCAAGTTATGGTTTTACTGCGATTGCGAACAACTTGTCTCAGTTGGTAAACTTATTTCAGTCATCTAAGGATGCTACTGGCTCTTATGCAAGTTCGTTAAAGAGTTTATTTACAGTTCAAGCAGCCTTTTTAGTTGGTGTTCAGTTGTTAATTACATTTGGTGATGACTTATACAGAAAGTTACTTGAGATTGTAAAGGGTAGTCAGCTTGTTAAAGATACAATGGCTGATGCTGGTTCTATGGTTGAAAGCACTGCTGGTAATTTTGAAATGTATGTAAAAACACTTCAGGATTCTAACAAGTCTCAAGAGGAGCAAAGCGAAGCAATACACCTACTCAACAAAGAGTTTCCTGAATATATTCAGAGTCTAAAGGATTCTGATTTAACTCTTCAGGATGTAGCTAACCAAACTGAAGAAGCTATAAGATTAACTGATTTACATAGAGAAGCCATAGTTAAATTAGCTAAATCTGAAGCTGCTAAGCAAAAGATACAAGAGTTATCTGGAGAGCAAACTCAAGCTCAAATAGATTTAGATAGTGAATTAAGAGAATTAAATACCACTGAAGCAGAGGCTCTAAGATTACTTGAAGAGAGAACCAAACTTGAGGAAGACTTACAAGGTAGATTTAAAGAGGGCACAAGAGGCTACCAAAGACAAATAGAGTTAATAGAAAGGCAATATAGCCTTGAGCAGAGACAGGCTATGGCTGCATTGAAAAGAAGAGATGAAACTGTTGCAGCTCGTCAAGAGGATATTGATTCTCTTATAGAGTTTGTTGACCTTGAAATAAGCGAAAGTAAAAGAGGTGCAGGAGGTAGAAATAGAGCCTATAAAGAAGGTGACTTAGACTTTGAAAAAGAAAGACAACAATCTCAGGAGAGAGAGATTGAATCATTCTTACAGAAAGAACTATCCAAAGTAAACTTAGAGTTTCAAGGGATAAGGGATAGAGCGAGATTAAAGCAAGAGGAGTTTGTAGAAGATGAAAAAAGAAGATTAGATGCTTTCCTTAGAAGAACTAAAGACGAAAACGCCAAAGCGGATGCTATAAAAAGAAGTAATGAAGCTATAAAGAATTCTGAAGAAGAGTTAGGTTTATATTTAGTCAGATTAAATACAGAACAAGCTGCTAAGACAACGAAAGTAAAACTTGAGGCAGATAGAAAGGTTATTGAACTCGACCAAAAGAAAACTGATACTTTAGTAGCTCATCAGGACAAACTTGCTTTTCTCGATGGTAAATACACTTTTGATACTCTACAAAGAAATATAAAGAGATTAGAAAGCGAGATATCACTCGAAGAGCAACTCTCATTAAATCACGAGATTGGAACTGAAGAGAGAGCTCAAGCTGACTTAAAATTAGCTAACCTAAGAAGGGAATTATCATCTGAAAGGATAGCACTTGAGAAACAAGAGTTTGATTTTGTTAGAGAGCAAATCGAAAAGGTGGCTGGAGCATTAGAACAGACACTTGAGGTTACAGCTCATAATCAAACAGTAAGACTTGAGGAAAATTACGCCAGAGAAATAGCTGCAGCAGAAGGCAACTCAGAGCGTCAACAGGAATTACAACAAGAACTTGCTAAAAAGAAAGATGATATTCAGCGTAAGCAATTCAATGTTGATAAGGCGATGAAAGTAGGTCGTGCTCTTATGGACACTTACGAATCATCTACATTAGCTTATGGTTCTCAGATAATAATTGGAGACCCAACCTCTATAGTTAGAGCTCAAGTTGCAAGAGCTGTAGCGATAGCAACAGGACTTGCCAATGTAGCGAACATAGCTCGTCAAAAGTATCAGAGTTCTCTTGGTGCTGGAGGTGGCGGAGGAGCTGGAGCTGGGGGAGGTGGATTGCAAATTCAAGCGCCAGACTTTAATGTTGTTGGTGCATCTCAGACATCGCAGTTAGCTGAATCCGTTGCAGGTCAGCAAGCTAAACCAGTAAAAGCATTTGTTGTAGGTAAAGACATATCATCACAACAAGAACTAGATAGAAACATAACAAATACCGCATCATTCGGTTAATATAATAGTATGAGAATTATAGAGCTTTTTATAGACGAAGAAGGGTTATTCTCTGGCATAGATGCCATATCAATAGTAGAGAAGCCAGCAATAGAAGAGAATTTTATTGCACTATCCAAAGAAACAGAAGTCAAACTTGCTGAAGTAGATAAGGAAAAGAAGATTCTTATGGGTGCAGCACTAATCCCCAACAAGAACATCTACAGACGTAATGGCGAGGATGAGTACTATATATACTTCTCTGAAGACACTGTGCGTAAGGCATCGGAGTTATTCTTGATGCGTGGTAATCAAAATAAAAGCACTTTAGAGCACCAAGCAGAGCTTAACGGACTGTCTGTGGTAGAATCGTGGATTGTAGAGGATAAAGTGCACGACAAGAGCCGTAAATACGGTTTAGATATGCCTGTAGGTACTTGGATGGTATCTATGAAGGTAAACAATGAAGAGGTTTGGGATGACTACGTCAAGTCTGGTAAAGTAAAAGGTTTCTCTATTGAGGGTTACTTTACTGATGAGGTAGCTATGTCTCAGATAGAAAACCTAGAAGAAGAGAACGAAGCTAAACAAATACTACTAGAGGTTGCTAACGTAATTCTTGGCGACAAATACGAATTCGCTACATACGGAGATTACGGAAGTGGCGTTAGAAACAACGCAAAGCGTGGTATTGAGCTAAATAAGAAGGTAAACAATAAGTGTGCCACCTCTGTGGGGAAAATAAGAGCACAGCAGCTCAGTAGGGGTGAAAAACTCAGTGTGTCCACGATAAAGAGGATGTATTCTTACTTGTCAAGAGCTGCCGAATACTATGACCCAAGCGATTCTAAGGCTTGTGGCACA